CTTTTTTGCATTAACATTCCTACCACCCATACTCCTGTTCCGGATCCATTATTGGCCCTTTTCTGGCAAGGTTTCCCCTGACCATTTTACTATTGACTCACGACCACCCTCAACGTTCTTGCGTGTCTGCTCTATCGGCAACATTACATAACCATTGTGCGTCGTCACTTTACCACCCATGTGCATAAATTCTTCTTCACACATAGGGCAATCTATTTCTTTGCTAAAAGCGTCTTTATCTAGCACAACAATATAGCCATTGCCATTACAGCGCGGGCATATTGTTTCAACGAGTTTTACCATTCTTCTTTTTTAATTCTTTCTTTAATAGATACTCTATTATTTTTTGCACACTAACTGGCACTTCAAATTTGTTTTGTGCTAAATTAGCTAACTTTGTGTGTGTTTCTGTTGAGACCGACACAGATTTAAATTTACTTATATCTGGCATTTTTCTTTCCTCTTTATGTTATTCTATGGGATTATATAGTGCAAATAATATATTTGACAATAGTTTATTTTAATTTATTTTAAAGATCACAACATCAATCAATTGTCTGCTCGTTCCTTTTTTGGAGCGAGCAGCTATTTCGTTAATTTATAAATTTCATCTAAGTGAACAAACTGAATTTTACCATTAATTAATTGTTTATACTCATGGTTACAAGATAGACATTTAAATATTCTAGCATCTTTTCTGTCAGACAAACGTATAAAAGGCACATAGTTATTACACCCGTCACATACACCTAATGTTATTTCTGTAGCATTACTTGATGTCACCCCAACTATCCCCTTTTTCAAAGTCTACTTTGTTTGGAACTTGCAGTTCCACAGCCTCTTCCATAATTGTAATGATCTTATCTGCATCCTCCATTGTTGAAATGGATATGTCAAGTTCATCATGAATTTGTACATGTGGTATTACTCCCTCCTGGTACAACGCCAACATAGATTGTTTTGTCATGTCAGCCGCTGATCCTTGTATTAGTTTGTTTAATGCTTTGTATGTAAATGCTCTCTTAATCCCCGGTCCATGTTCCCTGAGTGCGTCTGCGTGCTTCAGTGGTTTCTTGATACCAAAACCATGGGGCTCCCATAAATCAAAATGACAAAGCCTGCCACCGATCGTGCGTATCTTACCGCTGTCATCTGCGCGTCTGCTCACCGCCTCTGATAACATTTTTACAAATGGCGCTCGTTGATGATAAGTCTTCAATAGTTTCTCTGCGGCATCTTTCAATAGTCCTAGTTCTGCCATAAGTTTATTCTTACCCATGCCATACATAATACCAAGATTAATTGTCTTTGCTTGTTTACGTTCGATGCCGGCCATGTCAGCGATCATCTGGTGAAAGTCTGCGCTGCCATCTTTGTATGCATCAACAATCGTTCCTGTGCCCTCTAGTTTCATTAGTGATGCAAAGTGTACTAATATTCTAGGTTCTTGTTGACTGTAGTCAAAGCAACCCCAAATACATTTTTCTTCTGGTATGAACAAAGATCGAATCAACGGTCCAAGATGCTTGTGTCGTGCAGGTATTTGTTGAAGGTTAGGGTTAGCATAACTAAATCTACCTGTAACTGTACCGCCTTGATCAGATCGTATCTGGTTTATTTCAGCGTGTATCCGACCGTTGTGTTCGTGTTTGAGTATTGTATCTATAAAAGTTGTGTTCGCTTTGTTAATTTCTCTTGCTTCGTTAATTAGTTTTGGTAGCTCAGCTGGATGTGTTGCAAGAAAGTTTTTTGTAAAACTCGGTGCTCCTTTGTCCGTCCTGTCGTAAGGTATTTTTAGTTTATCAAAAGCAGTTGCGATAGAAGCTGCTGCCCATATCTCTATGTCAAAACCTGTTATCTTTTTTATGTCCTGTAATAATTTTTTCTCAGTTGTGATTAATTGCTTTTTGACAGCTGTTGCTTTTTCAACGTCAACGCGTACACCTTTAAACTTCATGTCGACCAAGCATGGAAATAGATTTGTTTCTAAATTAAATATATCCCACAGATCTTGTTTTGATATTTCGTGTTGCAATGCGTGCCACAACTTCAGTGTAATCTCTGCATCTTTTTCTGCATACTCACCTACAAATGGTGCAGGTAGTCTCCACATTTCTGCTTTGGGGTTGACTCCAAAATCTTTTGCAGCATCTTGTAAAAGTTTTTCATTCTTACGCATGCCAATATAATCTTTACCTATAGAGTCTAGTGTATAACTAAATCTGTTCTCATCAATCAAACTTGCAGCAATCATTGTGTCAATGATGCCACCATTTATATGAAAGCCCATCGATCTTATCCAAGATACATCGTACATTGCGTTATGAAATATTTTCGTAGATGTTGTGTGTAGAACTTCTTCGAACCAATCGAGCACTAATGCACGGTCCATGTTCCCCCCACCTTCGTGCGCTATTGGAAAGTACCCGGTCCAACCTTCGACCGCGACTGCAATACCAACTACTTCACCATCTCTTCTCACTGAACCTGATCCCATTGTTATCAGGTTTGGATCTCGTGTCTCCAAGTCAATTGCTATTTCTGCATGACCAGATAAATCTGGTAAACGATCAGGTGGAACCCACTCTGTTTCTGGCGTGAAGAGTGGTTGTTGTATTGATCTCAACTATAATCTCTTTCTATTATCATATCGATAAAATGTTTTGCTTTCTCGAGGCTCTCTTTGCCTCCTTTATCTTGATGTCTTACAATATACTTTATAGCAGATCCCTCAGCGAATAACAATTTGTTTTTATTGATAAATTCGCTGGGTTGTATCTTGTATTTTTTATAGTGGTCGCCTCCAACCTGGCTGTCGTATGGGTTAGACATATGTGCATTCTCCTGTTTCTACATCTACGTTTAAAATATTTACACTAAGATTTTTTTGTATCGGTGTGAGTGATCTGTTTATTTTAGAGCCGTCGCGTTTTCTAATACATGCAGACTTTACATCAATCAACACAACCTCGTCTTCTTTGATTGCAACGAGATCGACCGGCCCTTGTTGTGACATGTTTTTGCAAACTAAATAACCTTGGTCCCATAACCACATTGCGGCTATGTATTCAGCTTTGTCTCCTTTTACGTGTTCGTGATATCTCATAGTATATATGCCCTATCATAATTTCTTGGCTCTAATATATGTAAAGATTTTTTTGCTCTGGTCACAGCAACGTAAAATAATCTATGTAATTCGTCTGGATTAATATCGTTGTGGTCAGCAGCAGACTTAGTAATATCAGGTAGAAGTAATACATTATCCGCTTCACCCCCTTTCGCTCCGTGTATAGTTGATAAAGTTATACGTGGTGTTTGTGTGATCTTTTCATTATTGGCCAACATATTTCTTATGTAGTTTTCTGTGTCAGTGTCTAATCCATCAAACGCCTTGTACCAAACCTCTCTTGTCAGTAATCCGTGATTCTCGATGCACTCTTCAATATAATAACCCTCTTCGTTATCGTCCATGGTTTTACCTTTTTGATAACCCTTTGTTACGTTATCACCTAGGTATGAATAAATATTTTTAATTGATGCAACCGGTATGGTTGCCTCCCGCTTTCTCCACTTCTCCCAAGTTTGTATTGCAAGAAGTAAATCTAATTTAATAGAGTTTTTTGTTTTGTGAGAGTAGTACCAACCCTGTAATTCACACAGGTCTTTTATGTTATCTAAAAAATGATTAGCAGATGACAGCACCAACCACTCACCTTGTGACATGTCTACTTGAGTGATATCAGAGTATCTTGTAAGATCACCCATCTCTTGTCGTGGTAAATAATCTTTGTCGTATCTATTAGAAACGTTTGTAATGATTCGTTGAGATAATTCATGTATAGGTCCACCGGGAATCCGATAAGACTGGTTTAATGTATCAACGTAATCTACTTCTTCTTTGAGAGCGATAAAAGTATCAACGTCAGCACCAGCCCACCTAAATATAGCCTGATCATCATCTCCCGCAATATATGTCTTATTCGCTTTAGACCATAACGCTTTGACCATTTTCCATTGTAGTGGCGAGAGATCTTGCGCTTCATCAATGAACAAAACATCAAAAGAAGGTGATATATTTTGCTCAATAAATTTTGAAACCATGTCATTGTAATCAATAAGCCCCTTTTCTTTTTTATAACGTTTAAGCTCTTGATCTAAAAGATATAATAAATCTCTTTCAATGTCCATATTATGCTCGTTTCTATCGTATAGATCCAATATAGGTATCTCTAAAACACGTGCCTTGTTTATTAAACGTAGATACTCGTTGTCAGAATTAAATGTGCCATTACTTTCTTCATACCAAGCTGTCTTAATAGGTATTCCACACCTTAAACCAAAGTCTCTATAGTCTGCTGAGCCCATCACATTTTCTTTTTTAGCACCCAACATTCTAAAAGCTAAAGAGTGTAAAGTTCTAAAGTAAGGTATCTCTTTTGCCTCTAGCATAAATTTTTCTTCAGCTCTTCGAGTCGCTTCCCATGCAGCTTTTTTTGTAAAAGAAAAGTATCCTATCTTTTTTATGTCTATACCATCGCGTAAAAACTCTTCGACTAAATTTAATAGTGTTGTAGTTTTACCCGTGCCTGGTGGTCCTAGTATTATTGTTTTCACTAAAAAGGTGTCTCCTCATATTTTTCTTGACTAATTTCTGGTTTTGTTTTTTTCATTGCTTTTATTTTAATTAGTCTTGGTGTTTGATTCTTTAGTGTCATTCTTTCTTCTTTTATAAAAATATCTTTTAATGTCTTAATTAAGTTACCTGTTTTAATTTTATCCATCTCCCAGTTGTTACGTTTACAAAAAGAATAAAAATCATCCATTCTAAAAAAAGTATGTCCATCATCCGTCCATGACATTTTATTTAATATGTCTTCTTTAGTTCTTGCTGCAGGTCTGTTGACTGTAAAATCATATAATAGGTTTACTATTTGATTTATTGGATCTAATGATTCCAACGGCTCTATCTCTTGCAAACTTTGCATCAACATTTTTAAATATACCTCTCTCCAGTCTTGAGCTTTGGGTATTGGTGATACTACATTTGCTTGATCCAGAACTGCTATTGCAAATAAATTAGGGTTGTGTAGTTGTTCTGTTTTTAATTCAACTCTTTTACCAGCCACATTTAAAAACCACTGTGGTGGGTTGGAAGTTATTTTTGTGAG